ATGAAATTTTGGAGACTTCGGCAATCATTTCATTGAAGCCATCTGATACAGGTCCGCGACCAGTCCTTGTTTCAAAAGCATCCTTCATGTCGATCTTACGCAGGCGGTCTACCTTTTCCTGCAGTTCCTTCCTGCGCAATAAAGCTTCTGCTAATTTAATTGTTTTCATAGTTAAATTTTAAAGTGTTAAATGTTTATAAAATAGCGCGAGGGCTGGATTCGAACCAGCGCGCAACCGGGCTACCGAATTGCCTCTCCTACCAGTATCCTGCCGGGCCTCGTGGGTAACCGGTAACACCTTGGCCTACGCATAGCATCAAGATTGATCTGCGAACGAATTAATCAAAATCTACGTTCGGCTGTGTGCAGGAACTTGCCTCGCTGAGTAAAATCTAACACGACGTGCTTGCTAATACAACAGTTTGTGCTTACAATCTGAAAGAAAAATGCAGATCAATTATGAATCACAAAGAAGTTATTAACCTATGGCCGTCAATGACGGTTCTGAGCCAGGATATCGGCGAAAAATACGGCACGATTAATATGTGGAGAGTGCGCAACAGGATACCAGCAGATCAGTGGGTGGGGTTGGTTGAATCAGCTCAGGCGCGCGATATACCGCTGACATACAAAATGCTTGCTGAAGCAGCAGCTAAAAACGTAGCCTGATCGTGCCATCTGGTTACATTGTTCTGGATCGAGATTTACTCGATCATGGTTTATGGACCGGTGAGAAGTTTTCACGCGGCCAGGCATGGGTTGATCTCATAATGCTTGCCAATTACCGCGACAGGCATTTTTACATACGGAACAACAGGATTTTTGTGAAAAGAGGGCAGTGTGCGTGGTCGAAAGCGCGGCTGGCTGGGCGTTGGAGCTGGTCAAGGGGTAAAGTGATACGATTTTTAGACGAACTGGAAATGGTACAACAGATAGTACAACAGAAAAGTAGTGTTATCACATTGATAACTATAACAAATTACGAACACTATCAGACTGAACGGTACAACAAACAGTACAACAAACGGACATCAGACGGTACAACAGACGGTACAACAGACGGTACACATAAGAATGAAAGTAATGAAAGGAATGAAGGTAATAAAAAAGAAGGGGCGAAAAATTCTGTCGTTATTCTCCCAGATATTCCCGGCCTCGATCACGCCGCCTGGACGGCCTACGTCAACTACAGGAAAGAGGCTAAATTTAAAAAGCTGACAAAAAAAGGGGAGGTTCTGGCAGCTGGGAAAATCATCAAGTTCGCAAGCGCCGGTGGTTGCACCCAAATGGATATCGTAGAGCAATCAATCTCAAATGGCTGGCAGGGATTATTTGAATTCAAAGGTAATTACCAAGGTGAAAGTTATGACAAGAGAAATCAGGCAGACCGAATGCTCGATGCCATCCGTAACCTCCCGGACAATTAAGCACATCTTTGCTGTCATGCAGGCTACCTATGGATCCAAGTGGAATGCGCAATATCCGACCGATATGCTTGAGCTCACACAACAGCAGTGGCTGCGTGTGCTCTCAAAAATCACCCTTGGGGATATTAAGCGCGGCCTCGAGAACTGGAACGAAGATTGGCCGCCAAACGTATTTGAATTCGAGAAAGCCTGTCGGCCTCCACCTCCGGGGGTTGCAGGCATCCTGGCCGATGAACGACAGAAAAAGCTGCCTCAGCGAGTTTCCAAAGAAAAGGCCATGGAAAATCTGGATAATTTGCGAAACATCATTGACGATGCAAAGACAATCAACCGCGGGGATCACTAAAACAGGATGAATTCAGTATTCACAAACCGGATTAACACCATGCTGAAGCAGTGCACACTGCCAGTGAGACCTGAAACTATCGCCAAATCACTGGGATTGAGCAAAGATTCGATCTATCCAGGCCTGCGAGAGCTGGTCGATACCGGCCATGTGATCAAGTTTGGTAATGGCTTTTATCAATCGAGGAAAGTATTCAAGACCGTGGGACCAACTAAAAAGCAGATCAAGGCCAAGCGGTCGCCCAGTCATCAGAAAAAGATCAAAATAACACCTAAATCTGAAATCGAGGAAAAGGCAACGGAAAGCGAAACTGATTTATTAAAGCATCTTCAGTGTGAGAGTGTATTTAGCCAATCAGCAGTATCAAAGCCTGAAGTCAGGAAGGCCCAGGACGAGTTAAACAAAAACATGCGGGAAGCCGTAGATAAACTATGCGAGGAAACAGAAATGCCAGAAGATAATAAAAAACCAGAAATAACCGAAATTGATCCAGCTATTGATGCTGCGATCACAAAACTCAATATGCCGGTGGTTAATATTCCGAAACTTGAGGATGCTAAGGTCAAGATGTACATCCTTAAGCAGTTGAGCGAAAAGGTTGACGATAGTCAGCTGTCTTTCCATCTCGAGGATCTGCGCGTGTGGGTCCGTGATGTGTTGATGCTGGAATGAATCCTTACGACGAAGAAGAATGCATCGCCATGATTAACGACTGCTTCGAGCGTGAAGGCAAACTGTCTGATTGGGAGCGCGGCTTTATGTCAACATGCCTGGATATGACAGACAAACACATCATGTTGTCAGAACGCCAGCGTGAGATTTTAGATAATATTTGGGAGAGGGTAACATGATGAAACTTCTATGGTTAGAATTTAGAATGTACCTGGTTGAATTATTAATCAAACTCCAGTTATGGTTAATACCAAGCGATCATCGTCATGCCAAAAAGTTTTTAGAATGCACGTCTGAGTATCTTCAGTGGTTGAATCTTCAGCTTAATAAAGAAATTGAGGATGCTATCAATGATAAAAATAATCGGCTTATGTGATGTACAAAATAGTATTACTGCTTTTTATAATTGATTTAATATTAATGCTTCCGGGGACGATATGAACGTCGCTGAATTTGTAAGGCTAATATTCATGTTCGTGCTTGGTATTATCGTTGGAGTGATGCTTGAGTAAAGGCAGTCTACCGTACGACTCTGAGCGCCTTACGCCAGCTGAACAGTACGCTGAGAGTCAGATCAAGAAACAGTCCTGCAGCACATGCGAATACATGCTGCGGCATACAAGGTCAGGGGCGCGCCTGTGTGAAGCGAACGAGGATGTCTTGTCAGTGATCAAAGGGCTGCGGTACTGTGAAAGTTATTTACCTGTGGAGGGGAAAAAGTGATTAGTAACATCGATAGTTTGATTGATTCAGTTCGTGTAACGCCAGAGCAAGTGACGCTCAAGATGTTGGCCGATGAAGCTGCTGAGAGCGATTTAATAATTCAAGTCAACAAAGAACACGTAGCAGTGCGACAGCTCGCCAAAACAATCAAGGCCGGTGATCTGTTTTATTGGCCGCGGTGTAATTACCTGATGATGATTCTCGAAACACGATCAAGGACCAAGTATGGCCTGCTGCATAAGTGGATGTGGATGTTTCACTATCATCAGGAGCCAGGCCTCAAGGTTAATGATACTGCTGAGCTTACATTGCTGCGCGATGATGAAGAGTATGAGTACGTTGGCAATCTTCGTGATCATGTTCCGGGGTTTATGCAAACATGAGCAAAGACTTAACAAATCTTAACAAAAGCAAAGGATTGAGCGGTCCAGGTGTTTTGTGGTTGCTTAACCTGGCTAATGGTCGCGTGTTTCCATGGACCGCTTTGCTTGCTGTGCGCAAGGGATTCATCGATTGCACTGAAGATGGTCAGCCAGTAAACCCAAAGGATGTACCAGGTGATCATCCGTGGATCCGACAACAAACAACTGGCTTGCGTGATCATATGAGGGCTGCTGGTGCGAACGCAGACACATTGCAAGACTTTGGCCGGCAACTGACAGACGATACAGCAGCCAAGTTCAAGAGCCTTGAGTATGAGCGTGCTAAGAAGATGCTACAGCACAAGACTAGCGTGGATACAATGAAGTTTAAGAGTAATCCAGCAGCATGGGCTGGCGCGACCATTCGCGTTATGAATAAGCTCGATGCTTCAGTACAACGCGCTAAGGATGAGATTAATCAAATGGCTGTGCGGGCTATTATGTCGCACGGCTTTACCAGGTGGGAAGCTATCCGGAGGATTGGAATATGAACGATAATTTAGTAGCCGCAGTGTTCTTAATATGCTTAACGATATTAATAATATTGTTTGTTGGTGATCCTGATATTCACGATGCGTTGATTGAGGTTATTGCAAGTGAGTGAATTGATAGAGCAGATAGGTACTGAGATATGGGGGCTGGATTATTTCCATAATGAAGAAGATGATAGTTTAATAAAACGGATCATCGCCCTCTGTCAGCCTCAGTGGATACCTGTGAGTGAGCTACCAAACGCAGCTGGGTGGTACATTGTTATGGATAAAGATTGTTGCCTCGATGAATCATGGCCAGCAGAATATGTACCACCACAACCACATAGTAAAGGATATTTTGAGTTTATAGGCGCGAACGACTGTCGTAAACCTGACGATTCTGTTGCTTACTATCTTAATATGCCACTACCGGAGCCACCTAATGAGTGAATTGATAGAGCAGATAGCTGAAAGACTTCCAGACGAAGAAACTGGACCAGCAATGAAGCTAGCTATTAGTGAAAACATCATCCAGATTGTCCGCCTGTATGACCGGGAAGGGGTGATTGAGGTGGTTAAGTCTCTTAAAAGTGGATTCGTGCTTAATATAGATGGTCGTGAGAAAAGAAAGCTAATCCTTGTTGATGATTTAATAGCAGCTATTGAGGGTATGGAGTGATGGATAAGATAGAAGATATTGATGTATCAGGCTATGCGAATATTGGCGAAGAACTTG